TTGCAGTTGAGCCACCTGCTCCGTTATTTATACGAGTATAAAATAAACCATCTCCACAAGTGACTGTTGCTCCATTTATTGCGGTGACTCTTCCTACAATTTTATTAGTTAAACGGTCATAAATAAAATCATTAACGCCAAACCCTACTGCTGGTGGCGAAGATAAAATAATATCATTACTGCCAATAGCGGGTATTGCAGTTATAGTTTCGGGCGTTTCATGCACTTTTATAGAATTAATAACTGTTGATTCAACGGTAGCAGACTCCAAAACATCAAATTCAGGATTTATAGGATTAAAAAATGAATCATAAACACATTCAGTTAGTCTCATTAATGAAAACCTTTTAAGATTAGATAAAGTTTTATTACTGCTAATAATATTAGAATGTTTATAACTTATGTCAGTATGAATACTTGAAACAGTATTTCCATAAGTGTCGTTTTTATTTACTGAATGGGAAGACTGAATTGGAGAATCAATAGAAAATAATCCATAAAGATTTAATGTTCTTGTGGCACTATTTAATAAACTATCCGTTCTTCTTGAACTGTAAAATTCTATATCTCTATTACCATATAAAAACAACCTTGCGGCTTTATTATCAATTTGGTGTAATTTATCCCTTACCAAAAGAGGATTAAATATGCTTTCTATTGCTGAACCCGCTTTTGGCTTGTGTCCATATATATTACTCGGAGTATTTGGTAAAAGAACTTGATAAGTGTTGTCTTTGGTATTGACCTTGTATTGTTTAATAAAAACTAAAATGTTAGTGGCACTAACATTAGCATTGGTATCTAAAGTTATTTCTGTTGTATTATTACCATTTATAGATTGAATAGTAGCGGCAAAATTTCCATTCAAAGGAACACCAACTCCACCAACAGTCATTCCAACAACTAAATTAGATGAATCTTGAACAACTACATCAGGACTTCCATTAGTAGTTGTGCAGGTTTGTTGAGTTGTTCCTATCAAACTTTTAGATATGGGAGGAATAAACTTTTTATCGGCAAAATTAGAATAGGTGATTGGTCTAACCCCTCTTTGGCCAATTGGCAAAGACCTATTCAATACAGGGCTTGAGTTCTCGGTTAGACTAATGCTTTCAATCCTATTTGAAACTGCCCATAAAGGGTGCTTATTATATGTATCAGCATAATAATTAAAAATAGAAGAGAAAGAATAAAATGGCTTATTTATTCCCTTTAGGGGTGTAGAATTTCCTCCAATAGTATCTTCAAGAACATTAACAAGATTGTATTTTTTATCTCCTATTTGGCCTTTTTCTAAATTAAATATTCTGTAAAATTGGTCGGAGTATCTTTTTATATTATCTACTTCGGTTGTATAAGTATTTTGTCCTATTTGCTGACTTGTGGTTTGGTAGTCTAAATTAAAATTGTATTTTCTAATGCTTCCATTATTTGTATTACCATTTACTCTTTGTCCAATTAATCCTATCATTTTGTTTAGGTGTAAGTGCGCCCCATTTACTAAATGCAAGGGTATGTTTTTATTTCCATATCCTGATAAACAACTTATTGTATCTCCCGCAGTTAAACTTACGGGTCTATCAACAAAAATACGAGTAGAGTCTGCTACATTTCCTATGTTGTTGTTTGCAGAAACTTGCCTTGTTTGATAGCCTGTAAATCTACCAATAAATTGATTGTTAGAAAATAAAGGGTCGCCAATTCGTAAATAGTATAAATAGTTCATTTGGGCTGAATACCCAAAACTTTCCGTAGTTAATAGAATATGTCTATTTCCATTTGTCGCATCTGTTTCAACATAACTGCTAAAACTACCTAAACCTGCTAATGAAGGTGCTTCAAAATTTAAATAATTAACTGTCTCTCTTCCTAAAGTTAAAGGCATATAAGGAGCAAGTTTCACAGTTGTTAATGATTTATCTTTGCTAACTTCAATAACTGTAAAATCAATCAAAGTATTAATTACTTCATCAGTAAATCCATCAATGGTCGCTTGAAATGGTAAATCATTTAGCAGGTTTTCAGTCTTACTAATGTTAAAACCCTGAGCCTTTATGTGAGTATCTTCGGCAGAACCGACTAATGGTGTTGATTCAACCAAATTATTCATTTTTGTGCCACTAAGTTTTACACCATCATTAAAAAATAAACCTTTATCACTTGCTCCCGATAAACTTGTGACTGAATTAGTATAAGAATTAGAAGCCATCGCTTTTCCGAAAATATAATGTTTATTTGTTTCTTTATAGACATTTTTATCGTTAGTAGTTGGCCCGTTTTCATGAGAAATGCCGTTAATGACAGTATAATTCGTTATATTAGAACCACTTGCGACAACTTGCCCTATATATCCACTACTCGACCATAAGTGGTCGCCTTCGGATAAAGTCACTCCACTTGTAAAATTAATATTTGTTGCTCCACCTGCTCCACCAATATTACCCCATACGGCCTGTCCAACTAAAGAAACATCATTATATGGACTAAACCCTGTTGTAATAAAATCAGCACTAAATAAAGTATCTTTGTTAGTAATAATATCAACTAATTTAGACAATGTATTTCTTCCTTGCACTTCAAAAATACTTTGTTGGTTTTCTAAAGTTTTATTTATAGACTCAACCTTCCCAAAGAATATTTGATAATTTAATAAAATTTCACCAAAGACATACCGTAAAGCCGTTTCATTATCCATTAGGTTATTTTCAAAAGTTAAAGTTAATAGGCCATAATCTTCATCAGCATTTGATATAAAACTGCCCATATGGCAATAAAAGTTTTTGTATTGATTAGAAATAATTACTGCATTTAGTTTTTCTAATTTATTTCCTGATATATTTGTTTCAGTAAAAAAGGTGTTATCAACAGGATTTAATCTTCTTCTATACACTTTTGTTCCTTCTGCAAAAACTAAACCAACACGGCTGGTAAATTCCGAGTCTGTTTTTAATCTTCCTCTTGGGTCAGTTCCATTTGCCGTGTTTAAAGTAATTCGGTTATATGGACTTGTAGCAGAAACACTATCAACAATACATATCATATTTCCTATTAACACTTCATTACCTGCACTAAAATATAAATTAGGTCTTTCTACATCAGCCCTTAATGTATAAAGTAGTCCTACATTAGATTCAATTTCACCAACTTCAACCCAATCATTCAAGTCTTCTTCGCTTAATTTTTGATTAACCATGAGCCTATCATTATTAAGAATTTTATTTGATAAATTTTTAGTGCCATCAATTAATTTAAGAGAAGCATAACCGGCCTTAGCGTCAAATGAATCTGCAATATTACACTCATAAACAATTGGCATTCTATTATTATCTTCGGGTGAAAAATTATAATAAACATATCTTTTTGGGCCGGTTAAATCTAAAGAAGAAGGGTCGTCATTAACATCTCTTCTTGCATTAATAAAACAATTATTATAATCAGTTGTTGTAGTATAAGTTGAATTAAGAAGGCTACTTTCATTACTTGTTCCCGCATCAGGGTCGTCTAATAATTTCAACTTATCTTCTAATTTAATATTATAAGTAAATTTGCTGTAATCTATTATTTTATATCTATGGTCGGCAACAGTAGTAAAGGCAAAATTATGAGTATTTATTGTTATTGAATTTACATTACTATTTGTGTCGCCCATTCTTAACATATATTTAGTATTATGATTTAATTCATTCTTTTTATCCAATTTATCGTTATAAAAATAAAAGAAGGGTCTTGCTATGTTAAACATAGATACTACATTGTTGATTGTATCTCCTATTTGTTGGTCTATTCCTGCTGAAATAGCAACTATTTTATCAGTATTAGATGGGCCTTTAAAAACTTTAAACTTAACGCCTTTTGCCACTTCATTACCTAATCTTGGGCTAAATTCAAATTTATCTCCTTGAGTATCAGCACTTACCACTTTAGTTATTTTAGCAAAGTGATACAAATGCATATTATCTGAATTTATTAATACATAGTATTCATTATTTGCTAAATTAATACTTGATAAATCTAATCCTGTATTTGAATGGCTATCAAAACATCTAATTGAAAAACCATCGGTATTATGTAAATTAGAATATTCAGTATGTATATTACCGGAAGAAATAGGTCTTTCCATTGTATCATTAGATATGCTTCCATCTTCATATATTATTGTAAATAATTTATCTTCGGCTGAAAAATTATATCCCGCAGTATAAATACGAGGGTTAGTAGGAACATCATAAAAATTATTCGGAGTTGTGTTATAGGAAGAGGAAACACCGCCAATGCTTATTGTCATTATTCATCAACCTCTTCAAATCTTAGATACATCAAAGTATTATCAAAAAACGGAAATAAAGTATTACTGTAAGATATAGTTTTCTTTATTCCTTTTTCTAATGACATTTCATGTATTTCTCCCATATATTGATAAGAGTTTGTTGCTGAAACTGTTCCATCAATAGTATTCCTACCAATCAAACAATCTGTCTTACTAAACTCAAAAGTTCCACTTGTATTATGAGAAGATGAATGGGCTAAATTAGCATTGTAAAAAATAGTCACTGAATTACTAAATGCATTAAATACAACGGCAACATGATGCATGTTTTTTACATACTTTGGTTCTTTGAAAGGCTCAATATATATCTCGCTTCCATTAGCAATATCAGCATTATAGGCAGGAATAGTTAATGTAATATTGCTATTACTAAGATTACCAATTCCACCATTTGCTATTGTTCCTATTTCAGTAAAATTGAAACCGTCTCTAACAAATAATTTTTGTCCTTCAAAGAAATGCGAAGCAGTTCTTGTGCCATTTATAGTTAGTGCTAAACTTGTTCCTCCTGCACTAAATCCGGAACTTAAAGCCGCTACGCTTTCATATTTTAATTTACCATTAGCATCAAATCCTGAAAAGTTGCTATTATTATTTACATTACCTTTTAACCAAGTTTTATCCGATACTGCGCTAATAACTGTTCCTGTCTCAAAAGATTGAACAACTCCATTTATTTTTAAAGAGACGACTATTTTATATTCAGCCGGTTGGTTATTATTATTGGTTGTAGTATTTTGAAGATAAATTTGAAAGTTAGGATTATAAAAAAGAACCATAGGGTGTCCGTATCTTTGTTGTAAGTAATGTTCACTTATTTTTCCTGTTCCCCCTTGAGGCATTATAAAATCGCTTGTTTGTTGGGCGGTGCGACCTCTTAAACCACCTGCACCCATTCCATTAATATCATATGGAGTAAATAGTGCTTCATAAGTAAAAGACCCGCTATGACCCCATAAACCGTAAGGAACATCATCTGTTGTATTGTTATTGTTAGCAAAATCAACAATGTTATCTGCATAACTAATATTTATATGAGCATTACACATAATGGGAAACACTATGCTTCTTTGCTTTCCTACATAAATATCATACATTTAAATCGCCTCATGGGAAAATAGTAGCCACTCTAAAATTCATATTAAATGCGACTTCTAATGGTTCTTCTGCATCTAATGTAAAGCCAAACTGTTCAATAAATCCGGTTAATCCTGTGGAAGTAGCGTCTTCTGGAAAATTAGCAGGTAATGGAACTCTCGCATTATCTTTTTCTAATGCTGCGCCTCTTGAAGCAAAAGTAAATGGTATTCTTTCTACTCCGTTTTGTCTTTCAACATAATTTTCATCAATGTTTGACTCAATTAAGAAAACTAACTCATTAAAATTTTGATAATGAGCCAAACCCGAAGAATCAACACCCGAAGCAATTAATTGAGCCAATTCCGATGCGGTCATATCTATTGCAGTAAAGTTCGGTGAAGTTCCTGTATGGCTTCTTCTAATTCTACCACTTGTGATTACTCCTTGTATTGTTATACTTTTACTCG